CTCCCGCTGGTACGTATGAATACGTATGTCAAGTTCACTCAGGAATGAATGGTAATATTGTTGTTTCAGATCCAGCTGCAACCGGAGGCGGTAGTACACCTTCTCGTTCAACTGCTAATGGAGCAACTTCTGGTACTCATGCAAATAACACAGACGAAAACTTAGATATTACCGGGTTTAAATCTTACTCTCTTCTTAAAATTGCTACAGACAGAGCAGCATGGGTAAGACTTTACATTACGAGCGCTAAAAGAACTTCAGACGCAAGTAGATTACAAACACAAGATCCAGCCCCAACCGCCGGCGTAATTGCAGAAGTTGTCACAACTGGTGCTGAAACAGTTGACTTTACACCAGCGGCTCTCGGTTGGAATGGAGATGCGACACCTGGTACAACAATTTATGCGGCAGTACGAAATCTATCGGGATCAACTTCTGCGGTTGATGTAACATTAACACTTCTTCAATTAGAAGCTTAATATGGCACTTAAAGAATATATTGTCACTCTTCACAATAGAGAAGACCTAGAAGATTTCTATGATGACATGGAAACGCCGGGCGGTAGTCTTTATATTCCTGATAGATCAGTTGGTTTACATTTAAGAAGAACAATCAGTCGTAACACGCATTATATGTTAACTACTGAAGAAGCAAAAGAAATACGTAAAGACGAAAGAGTAAGAGCAGTAACTTTAGCAGAGTTTATTAACAATTTAAAACAAGTTGATTATGGTTATAGCGCGGATGGTACATATGAAAGAACTTCTGGAAATGCTACCGCTAATCTTCAATGGGGTATTTTAAGACATACGATCAGAGATAACGTAGTAAATTGGGGATGGGATGGAACAACCACAGCCTCTAGTAATTTTAATATAACAGCTTCCGGAAAAAACGTAGATGTTTTAGTGTTTGACGGATTTGTTGAAATAAATCATCCAGAATTTGCAGTAAACGCAGACGGAACTGGAGGAACCCGCGTTACTCAATTTAATTGGTTTTCTTTAACTGCACAACTCGGTTATGGAACTAATGGAACATATGATTATACACATAGACCAGAAGATTCCAGTAGTAGTAATCACGGAACAAGTGTAGCATCAGTTATAGCCGGGAATCGCTTAGGTTGGGCAAGAGACGCAAACATATTTAATTTTAGATCTTATACAGGTGCCACACCAAATTATAACGCAGATGGAGGAAACAGATTAACGCAAGCAAATTCTTGGGATTATATAAGAGAATGGCATAATACAAAAGCAGTTAATTCTGAAACGGGTAGAAGAAATCCAACTGTAGTTAATGCAAGTTTCGGGCCATCGACCACCGAGGCTGACATAACATCGTCATATGATGGAATTGCAGCTATAAGTTATAGAGGGGCTTATTTTGCCCCAGGAAGAGTATTAACTGATGGTGAACTTACTGCTAGAGGTGTTGCAGTATATAATGGAAATTGGTATATGCAACCCGGCATTAACGAAGAAGATAATGACGCATACTTCGACGCAATAGAAGCTGATATTGAAGATGCTTTTGACGATGGAATCATATTGATCTGTGCCACCGGAAACGAGTTTACCAGACTGGTCAAGCCCACAAATCAAGACTACAATAACGTTGCGTTTTTGCAAGACTTGGGTGGAGGAGCTATAAGTGATGGAATATATCCAAATAGAGCTGGAGGTAGTGCCAACGGTCAAACAGTTCCAGAAACAATTAGTGTAGGTAATTCTTCTTATCACGTAAATGACAGAAGAAGACTTGATAGCAATCAAGGAGATAGAATTGATCTCTGGGCTGCTGGTACCGCTATTCAAGCAGCGGTTAGAACAAGTGGAACTTTTAATGATCCTAGAAACGCATCTTATGAGATTCAAAAAAGATACGGAACAAGTTTTGCCTCGCCACAAGTTGCAGGCGTAATAGCGCTTTTATTAGAAAGTAATCAAGGATTAACTCAAACTGAAGCTAAGGAATGGTTAATTTCTAATGCGTCTACAAATAAAATGTTTGATTCTGGCGCTTCAGACATGTCAGATTTTACTAGCTTACATGGCGCCCCTAACTTATTATTATATTGGGAAAATCAAAGACCGGAATCTGGAACAATAGTACCAAAATTAAATAGTAAAGCAAGACCCACTTCGGGTCGAGCGTGGCCCCGTCCTAGGATACGCGCGAAAGGGTAATAAATAACCAAAGGATAATAGGTTGAATCATGCCAGAAATATTAACAACAGAATTTAAAACAGATACGACAAGAAAGGTCGTAGTTGATGCTTTAGCGAGTGACTATTTTGTTTTTGTTTCTGCTATTGAAAATATTACACCAGAAAATTCTATTAAATCACAAAACGAATTTTTAGCTAAAACTCTTTTTGGAAAAATAGTGAATAATATTGATACAAAATATATGATCAAATATTATCCGTGGCAAGCCGGAGAAACATATGTTCAATATGACGACTCTGTTGATCTTGAAGGTGAAAAATTTTATGCTGTCGTAGGACCTACGAATAACGATACAGGTGATTATAGAGTTTATAAGTGTTTGTTTAATAACTTTGAAAGTCCAACAATTGCTCCTCCGGTTTGGGATACAAACCAACCAGACCAAACATATGGAACTGGTGACGGATACGTTTGGAAATTCATGTATTCTTTAAGTTTAATTGAATTTGAAGCTTATAACGCGCTGGGCTATATTCCTATAACAGGTACTTTTGATGCAGATCCGGTTCCAACTTCTGGAGGATCTCAAATTAATATTATTCAGGTAGAAAATCCCGATGCAAACTTTGGATATTCTAAAAAGACGGGGACACTAAGTCAAACACCAGATTTAGACGGAACTGTTAATACTCGAGAAGATCCTACTCTTGCATTAGGTGAAGATTATTACGCAGGACAATCAATTTATTTTGTTAAGTCAAACGGCTCTTTTGAATTATACGAAATCGATACTTATGATTTTGATACACAAACAAACCGTGCATCAATTAGAGTTAAAGACAACATTGACTTAATCACTTATCCTGGAGGACGAGCAGCAAATCCTACCGCACCCGGATTACCTGCACAAGACGGTGTTGGAGTTAATAATGCTTTTTCAATTTTTCCAAGAGTATTAATAGAAGGAGATGGTACTGGAGCACGAGCAATTCCTAATGTCGACTCTGAAGGTAGAATTCGTACTATTACAATTCTTAGCGCTGGTGACGGATATAATACAGTTCAAGCTAGCGTTGTAGATCCTCTTTATGATTTTGATCCATCTGTTACTAATTCTACTGATGTGAGAGCAACTGTTCGTCCGATACTTTCTCCAACGGACGGGCACGGTACAGATTTAGTAGACGAACTTAAGTGTCACCATTATCTTTTATATGGTTATATTTTATCTGATGATAATGAATCAATTGGTGATACAAATACATATACCGGCGTAGGTATAGTTAAAGATCCTGATTTTACTGGTGTTACACCAAGCGTATTTGATAATAGAATTGCAGTCAATTCTCCAGATTACAATAAAGTCACTGTAAATAGTATTATAACTCAGGTAAACCAGCAAAATGAAACTACCTTTTCAGGTATAGTACACGAAATAGATTCAGCAAATGAAATTATTTACATTGCTGAATATAATAACATCTATCCTAATCAAGTTGGTCAAGATACAGCCTTTGATCTTACAAAAGACTTATTCAACGAAACAGGTCAGATCGTAGTAATAAATACTCCAATAGTAGATAACGTTACTTTTTCAGAGTATGTTCAACGTACGGGTAAAGTATATTATATGGAAGATTTTTTCCCGTTAGCAAGAAATGAACTTTCGAGAGAAGAATTCAAAATTGTCTTTGAATTTTAAAGGAACAAAATAAATGCCAATCAATACTAATCTTAATACAGCACCATATTTTGATGATTTTGATCTAGAAAATCAATATTATAGAGTTTTATTTAAACCAGGGTATGCGCTGCAAGCAAGAGAATTAACACAACTTCAATCTGTATTGCAATCGCAGATTGAACAATTTGGTGATAATATCTTTCAAGAAGGCAGTATTGTTAAAGGCTGCAACTTTACAAACTTAAATGATCTAAAATTCGTAAGATTGCAAGATGAT